ATCCGAGGCCAAAACATCCTGCAACACCTCCACACGCGACTGATCCGTAAACACAAAGTCATCGTCCAGGACCAAAACATCCCCGTCCGTATGATCGATCAACCAATTCCGGCAAGCCGCCAGCCCGAAATCAAACGGCATCACCGCCACCTCGGCCCCCTCAACCTCCAACGCAAAGTCCCGCGGCCGAGCCGGCAGCCAAACCCCGTTATCCGCCACCAGCACCCGCGCCCCCGGATACAACGCACGAATCGACTCCACCAACCGCCGCAAATGAGCCGGCCGCAAAAACGCCGTGATACAAAACGTAGGTAATCCGTCCATGTCCGCCTCGATCCTATCCCCTCCGTGAACCACCGGACGGCTTGTCCGGTGGTTGGCCCAACGCAATCTCGATACGGCTCGGAATATCCACCGTCAACGAGTGCAGCCACACGCACGTTTCCTCTTGGGCGTGGTGCCCCTCTGCGTATTCCTTGACCTCTCGTAACACCTCAATGGCCTGTCGATAATGCTCAAGAAGCACCTCGTAACCAGCCACGACCCGTTGCCCCTGCCGGTAGTCTTTCACACCTTCCAGGTCTACCCGGCTGGGCAACGCCTGACGCATGGTCCCGTCACCTATCGGCAGCGAGTCCAAAAGTTCAACGCCGTAAATCGGTCCTGTTTCTGACATCGTTCACACCTCCATACCACGGGATACCTGGTCCGGTGGTCTCCGCAAATTCCCGCACGGCACCGAAACCACCGTGCAACCGACTTCAACGCCGTGATTCCGCGGCTTGCCACGCCCGACAATGACCACCCTGCCGACACGCCCGTGATACGGCATCCAATCGCGAACTCCCTCGCGATACCAAATCTGTACCGTTTGTTGTTTGGAGGGGGTCGCAATCATGTTCTACCTGTCCGGTGGTTCAAGTCGCACCGGTTCCAGCATTACGACCTTGACGGCCTCGAAATTGGCTCCAACCTCAAGACGCATACCTTCCGCGATCCTCTCCGCATCTTCCCTGTCGCGAAAATACTTGTACTCTACAAGCCTGTCTGGTTCACAACGATTGTCTACAATCGTCCACACCGGCCCGAGCAACAATGCAAGCACCTCGTCGGACAATTCGCCGCCGGCGTCTATCAACCCCTGGATCACGTCGCGATAAGTCACTTTCGTATTCACGACCGATTATCCTCCGGGGTTGACGACAGCGCGTACCGCGGCATCCTTCGATTCAAGCAGCTTCCGTAGTGCTACGGTACGCTCCGGCCCGCCGTCGATTGTCTCAACCATCCGCAACGCCAACTGCTGAAATGGCTTTGACACGGCCTGAAGATGTTCCGGTAGGTGGTCATACGCAAACCACATCAACATTCGTTCTTGTCGTTCCATTGGTTCACCCTCCGTACTATCTGTCCGGTAGTTAGTCGTCCGATCCAAGAATCCGGCCAAAAATGGCTTTCTCTGTCAGACGACGCAAAGCCTTTGACGGCGTGAAATCGTCCGTGATGAATCGGTCGTTGTCCAATAGTTCCTCGATCTCATCGTCTACCTCGCCGAACGGTCCCGCCTCGTTAAGCATCTCCTGCGCCCTCGGGTGGATCGCCGCGGCCGTGTAACTGCCGAGGCTGTTCCGGTAAAGTTGGATCGTCCAGCCGTTGTCAAGCATCTTCTGACACTCGTCTGCCAGGTCGTCTTCGTTGATCTGGTACATGGTTCCGTAGCGCTGCACTGTCGATCCGGTGGTTGGGGGTTCGAGTCCCCTCGGCCTCGCTGTCAACGGCGACCCGCCGCGGCGTCGCCTTCGCGGTCCCATGCTTCAGCCCGGTATGTCGGGAAGGGTTATCAGGGCGCCAAAGATCGCCGGGCCGTTTGGCCTGGCAAATCGACTACGCATTATCGTAGAATAAGGGCATGGAAACAATGCCGAAACAACCGAGCCGCGAAATCATCGCGGCAAACGTACGCCGCTTGCGTCTCGATTACGGGTGGACTCTTGACGAGCTCGGGGCGCGGCTTGGCGGCAAGCCGAGCTCGCGGATCGCGGAAATCGAGGCGGGCCGAAACGCCTTCACGAGCGGCACCCTCGACGACCTGGCCGACGCGCTCGGCGTCAATCCGGCGGCTTTGCTCATGCCCGTCGAGGCACCCGTCGCCGCGAAATAGCACGGCCGGCCGACCTGGCAGGCGCTTGAGCAACTCGAGCCCGGCGACTTGGAAGTATCTTTTTCACTTCCAAAACGCTAATACTTACTTCCAAGATAGCGTTTGAGAAAAGCGGCAATTTGCCGATCTTTTCGCGCAAATCCCGCCCGATCCGACCCTCTTGAAAAGCCTTTTTTGGCAACAAGCGCGCACCCCTAGAAGGTATACGAGCGGCCGTTAACCAAAACGGGCTTGTAAGTCTCTACGCATTTTCGTAGAGTTACGGGCGTCAAAAGGGCGCCCCATGAAAAGACGACGACAACCCGCAAATCTGGCCCGTACATTCCGCAGACACGCCGTAGGCGGCGTTTCTTGGGCCGGTCGTCGTTTGACACCTTCTCGGAGTTTGGCCGTATCGGGGCACCCTGGCGGCTTTCTCGACGCGGCCGGGCGACGACGGCGCCCGGTCGCGTTTTCGCGATATGGAGGGCGATTCAATGCAAACAACGGAATTATCCTTGCGATCTTTACACCTGCTGTCGCCGGGGCTGGCCGACGATTTCGCGCAGCAACTGCAGGCGGCGGTAATCGACTGCCGGCAACGGCCGAGCCTCGCGCAGAAACGCGAAGTTACGATCAAGCTCGCGGTTACGCCGCACCCCGAGGACCCGGACGACGTTTCCATTTTACCGGTTACGACGAGCAAAACGCCCGCGCGAAAGATCGACCCGGTACGAGCTCGGCGTACGCGGGCAAATCAGTTGCAATTCGATTTCGACACCGAGGACTTTTGATACGTCGTACACTTTGTTTTCTCTTTTTCTCAGGGAGGGGAGAAACCACGGAGGGCAGCGCGCCGCCGGCCTCGCACGGAGCGGGCGATCGGGCCGGCGGCTTGTTTGGCTGCCATGAGTACGACACCACAGCACAGCGACGCGGGCAGGGCTTACTCGCTCGATTTCTCGTTTTCGATCCGGCTGGAGGGCTCGCCGGTGAACGATCAACTCAGGATTGTATGGCCCGAGGACCCGCCGCCGGTCGTATCGGGTACCTCGCCGCCGCAACTCAAGGGAAGTCAAGGGAACTCAAGGGAAGTCAAGGGAAGTCAAGCCGACGACGACCGGGCCGGCTGGACGATCGAGGCGTATTTCGACCGAGTCGTCGAGCCCGACTTACGCGCCCGCGGCCGGGCCGGCTCGACGATCACGGATTACTGTACACACGTACAAGCCTGGCGGCGGTATTGGGGGCAGGTCGCGGCCGGGCCGGAGTACCGGATTGCATATCCGGTACTCCGCTCAATTACACCCTCGGACCTGGAAACCTGGCGGGCCTGGCTGGTCGACCAGGCGGGCAAGTCGGCCGGCGTCGCCGACAAGTACACCGGTTCAATTACCGCGATTTTGCGGCACGCGGCCGCGCGGTGGGTCATCGAGCGGGCCGCCGGCTTGCCGCGGCTTACAACGCCGACGGTCGGCTCGAAATTCGTATTTTCGCTCGACCAGGCCGAGGCAATGTATGCGGCAATGGGGCTTGCCGTATGGCCGAGCCGGCGGCGCGACGGGTCGAAACCTCGGCGGCCGGCCGCCGACTACTGGCGGGCCTGGCTCGCGATCATGTGGACGTACGGCCCGCGCGTGCAGGAGGTCTGGGCGTACAAGTCGGCCCGCTCGCCGCTAACCTGGTCGGCGATCGACCCGCGACCGACGCGGGCCGTCGAGGACGCAAAATTTTGCTCGCCGGCCGGCTGGCTGGTGTACACGCCGCGAAAACAACGACGCCGCAAACCTCGGCCGCTCGTGCTACCCCTGGCGCCGCGGGTTCGAGAACTGCTGGATACCATCCGGCCGAAAGGGGCCGACGACGACGAGCCGATTTTCGACTTTCCCCTCTCGGCAGGCACGAGCAAGGGCAACGGGCCGCCGCCGGCCTCGGCGGGGTTCTACGCGCAATACTGGGCGATCGCCGAGGCGGCCGGGATCCCGACGACCAGGTCGGCCGCCGGGCGGCGGATTGCCGGGCCGGCCGATTTCCGCAATACGGCCTTAACGGCGTACGGCGAGCTCGGGAAATTCGTTACGGGGCACGCGGCCGGCCGCGGGGTCGACGACGTGAATTATCGGCAACCGACCGAGCAGCTTATCGAGGCAATCTACGCTCGCCCGCAACCGGGCCGGGCGACATAGCACACGCGAGCCGGCTTGTACTGTCCGGTACGTCAAGATTGATGGCACGGCCGAGCGTTTTGCCGCGGCCGGCCCGCGTTTTCTCACATCACGCTTGAGGATTACTTCCCGGCGCGCGGCTCGAAGTCGCAACCGGTCGGCACGGATCGCCGGCCGGGCCGGCACAGAGGCGACCCGGCCGGCAAGGATGCGGGCCGGGTCGGGCGCTTACTCTACTCATGGAAGGGCAATAGCATGCTAGTTTTGACACGCAAAATGGGCGAACGATTGGAAATCCAAGCCGGCGACCAGGTCGTCGAGGTCCACGTCAACGGTATTTCTGGCTCGAAAGTACGGCTCGGGATCACGGCGCCGGCCGAGGTCGCGATCGCTCGCGGCGAGCTCGTCGACCGAGAGCAAGGGGGCGACGCATGAGGTTTTGCGAAAGATGCGGCGACCAGGTCGCGGCCGACTGGCCGCACGACTGCAACGATTGCATGATACTTTCCGACCTGGCGTACGACGCCGCCCGCGAGTCGGGCCGAATCGTACGCCGCGACGACGACCCGCCCGAGGGCTCGCCATGAGCAACGCGCAACTCGACCTATTCAACAACCCGCGACGATCGCGCCCGCCGGCCCGGCCTTGCGCAACCTCGATCGCGGCGGCCGAGTGGATCGCCAAGCACGAGGGCACCCTCGCCGATCGCGTGCGCCGGTTTATCGCCGGCCGAGGCGACCACGGGGCGACCCGTGAAGAAATTCACCTGGAAACGGGTATCCGCGAGAATACGGTCGGCGCCCGGATCCGGCAATTGGAACTGGCCGGGATGATTTTCCGATCCGACGATACCCGGCCGACAACCTCGGGCCGGGCCGCGACCGTCTGGCGACATAAGAGGGCCGTATAAGATGTTTCGATCGCGACAATGGGACCGAGACGCCATTGCGGCTCGCCAAGAGCGAGCCCGCGAGGGCTTCGCCCAATACGACCAATTGCGGCGGGCGCCGGCTTGTAAGCACTTAACGTATTTCGTACACCGCGAGAGCGGCCTTTGTCGAACCTGCCACCTCTTGCGGGTCAAGTTCCCTAAAGTCGACCAAACCGACTGAGCGCAACGTACGGAAACCCTCACGGCAAGAAGGCGGCCGCGATGGATCGCAACCTAAAGCTCGATTTCGAGAGCTCCAGAAACGAATGGCACGCGGTACTCGTACGGGTCACACGGGCCGCGCTCGACGCCGGGCCGCGTACGCCTACGAGTTTCCATGTTCTTGGATTTGTGCGACTGGTGTTCAACCTGGCGACCGTATCGGGCTTTCGATCGCCGCGAGCGGTCGAGCTCGACGAGTCGGAACTCGCCGACGAGTTCTACCTCGGCCGCACGGCGATTCGCTCGGTCATTTCTCGCGCTCTGTCCACCGGGATCGTTACCCGGTCGACCATCGACGAAAGGGGCGCGCGGCGGCGATACCGGTATACCGTCGATCTGGCGGCGATCCGGCGGCTCGCCGGCTTTGATGTTCGCGAGGCAAACAACGATGTTCGCCTGCCGAACAATAATGTTCGCGAGGCAAACAACGATGTTCGCGAGGCAAACAACGATGTTCGCGAGGCAAACAACCAAGAGGAATTATCTTCTCGGGTATCTTCTCGGGGTTCTTGTAATCTTGCGCCGACCGATCGAACGACCGGCGCAGTTTGCGAGGATCGGGTCGAGGAAATCCGGCGAGAAGCGAACCGGATCAAAACGGCCGGGCCTCTCCCCACCAGATCGCCCGACGATCGGGCGCTCGTACTGACCGCGGCTACTTTGCTCGTCGACGGCAAGCTCGCGCCCGACCAGGTCGAGCAGGCGATCGAGTCGGTACAGAGCAAGAAACCTCGCAACCGCGCGGCCTGGTTTCGCTCTTGTTTGGTGAATGGTGCCAAGCGAGCGGGCGACGACTGGCACGCGCTCGAAGCCGCGGCCGACCTGCCGGCCGAGCTCGTCGAGCGGAAACGTCAAGGAGAATTACTAGCATGAGCGAGAACAAAGTCGCGGGCCTGTACGTTTGCGCCAATTGCGGGCAAATCGCGACGGCCGACGGTACGGTCGTAACACGCGGCGCGAGTATGTTAACCTGCCGGCTCGGGCACAAGTGGATTAGGCCGGCCGAAGTTACGACAAAGCGAGCCGTCGCCGCGGTTCGCGCGCTGTACGAGGATCGGGGGGTAGAATTACCCGACCATATACTCTCTACCGAAGAGTTGCGACGAGCCCGCCGCGGCCGTACGCCGGCGGCGCGAACCAGCAAGGAATCCGACAATGCCTACCCTGCTACGTAAACCGATCGCCCGCCGCTTACCCTCGGGCCTGGTCGTCGAAATTAGGCCCGAGGGCGTCGCCTTGCGGCGAGTCCGCGGCCGCCGGCGGCTGGTCGTCTCTTGGGAACAAATCGCCAGCCTGGCGAGCGAAGACTCGGCCGAGGCGATCCCGCGGGCGACCGAAACGGCCGCCGGCTTGCGGTTTATCAAGAGCCTGTACGAGCCCGCCAAGCGAGCCCGCCGGCCGCGGCCCGGAAACGGCTCGACTTGACACGCCGGCCGGCGTTCGACTACGTTTTCTAGGGGGCACGCGGCGCCAAGGATCGGGACGACACGCCGCACGATACGCCGACGACCCGATTACGCCGGCCGCTTTTCACGCAGGGGGGCAAACGTGAAGCGGTCTTACGTCAAGCGGGGCGGCGCTCTTTTTTTCGGCAGCGAGGATTTCCTCGAAGTCGCCGAGGTATCCCGCCCGGCCGTACTCTTTCGCGGCACGGTGCGCGGCAAGGATCTGCGGTTCTGGCTCGATATTTCCCGCGGCTGGCTGCCGATCCTCGGCGGCGCGGCTTTGCGGATCGACAAGATTTCGGCCGATAACCGGCGGGTCGACTTTTCCGCCAAGAGCCCGGAACATATTCGAGTACGTACCGGGCCGGCTGCGCCCGAGCCGGCCGGATCGACGACTTAGGGGGGGGGCACGCGGCCGAGCTCGTCGCGACTTATGGGGGGTCGCGCCGGGCCGGCCGCTTTTTCTGGGGGGGGCAAGCGATGGATAGGCACGACGCAGCGGTCGCACTTTTAGAGAGCTTGCAAAGCTCGCTCGAAATCGCGGCCGAGATTGAATCGGAACTGCTCGACACGGTCGGCGAGGGCCGCGAGCTTGCCGATCACCCGACTTCGCTCTTGGCGGCCGTACGACTACGAAAAGCGATACGCTCAATCGAGGGCTCGGTCGACCTGGTCGCCCGGGTCGTACGCTCGGTCGCCGCGGCGGATCGCGGGCGGCGCAGCGAGCAGCAAGCCGGCGAAACGCGGCCGAGGCGCGGGCGCCGCGTACCCGTATTCGACACGACCGAGCGGCCGCCGGTCGTCCGGCGATCCTCGACGGTTTGCGCCGCGACCGATCCGGCGGCGATTCCGCCCGAGGCGCGGAAAGTCGCCGAGGTCGACGGCGACGAGTCGGCCGGTGGATGAGCAAAGACAACGACCGCGAGCAAGCGCGGCGGCGGGTCGACGCTCGCCGGGCGCGAGCGGTTCGGCATACCCGCCGCGAGTCCGAGTACGCCCGCGACATCGGAGAATTGCCGCGAGTCCGCCAACCGGCCCGGCGCAAAAAGGCGCTCGGGGATTTCCTGCACTTCAACCGGGCCTATTTTCCCGAGCGGTTTACCCTACCGTTTTCCGACGATCATATCGCCGTAATCCGGCGCATGGAAAAGGTTATCTGGAACGCTGAAAGTTACGCGCTAGCAATGGCAAGAGGCACGGGCAAAACGAGTCTTTGCGAAACGGCGACGCTGTTTGCGATCCTCGGCGGCTGGCACGCTTTCGTATGCCTGGTCGGATCGGACAAAGACGCCGCGGTCGAAATGCTCGAAAGTATCAAGGTCGAGCTCGAAACGAACGACCGGCTACTCGCCGACTTTCCCGAGGTCGTCTACCCGATTCGATGTTTGGAGGGAATCAGCAACCGTGCCCGCGGGCAGCTTTACCGGGGCCGGCGTACGGCGATCAAATGGGAAGCGGAAACGCTAGTTTTTCCGACGATCGAGGGCTCGATCGCCTCGGGCTCTACCGTGCGCTGCCGAGGGATCACGGGCCGGATTCGCGGTATGCAGCGCACGCTACGCGACGGCCGCAAGATACGCCCGAGTTTGGCGATCGTAGACGATCCGCAAACCGAGGAATCCGCCAATAGCGACGCGCAATGCGCCTTTCGCGAAAAGGTCGTCAAGCGAGCCATACGGGGCCTGGCCGGGCCGGGCAAAACGACGGCGGTCGTCGTACCCTGTACGGTGATCCGCGACGGCGACCTCGCGGCCCGACTGCTCGACCGCGATCGAAACCCAGAATTTCACGGCGAGCGGTTCAAGCTCTTGAAGTCGTTTCCGGCGAATATGGAGCTTTGGGACGGGCCGTACGACGAGCGGCGCCGGGCCGGCCTGCGCGCCGACGAGGGGATCGCCAAGGCGACCAATTTTTACAAGCGCAACCGAAAGGCAATGCGCGATGGCGCGGTCGCGGCCTGGAAACAACGGAAGGACGACGACGAGCTCGACGCGATTCAGCACGCGCTCAATCTTTACTTGGAAGACCGCGAGGCTTTCGCCGCCGAGCGGCAAAACTCGCCCGAGGAAATCCGCGACCAGGTCGACGACACGCTCGACGCCGACGCGATCCTCGCCAAGGTCAACGGGTACGGCATCGGCGTCGCACCGGACGCCTGCGAGCATGTCGTCGCGTATATCGACGTACAAGCCCGAATGTTGTTTTTTGTGGTCGCCGCTTTCGCCGACGACTTTACCGGCGGGATCCTGGACTACGGCGGCTGGCCCGAGCAAACGACCCGGTACTACTCCTACCGGGCCGCCCGGCGTACGCTCGCGACTCAGTACAAAGGCGCCGGCGTCGAGTCGCGGATATTCCGCGGGCTCGACGACCTGGTCGGCAAGATCGCGGCGGCCGAGTGGCCGCGAGCCGACGGCACCCTCTTGCGAGCCGAGCGGATCCTCGTCGATTCACGCTACCAGGGCAAAACGGTCTTTTCCTTTTGCCGGCAATCCAACCACGCGGCCGTTTTACTGCCGGCGCAGGGGCTTTACATCGGGGCACGTACCAGGCCGATTTCCGAGGATAAGGCGAAACGGGGCGAGCTCGTGGGGCCGTTTTGGAAATTGCGGCCGGATCCGGCGACCCGGCAGCGGAAACTACTGATCGACGCCAACGTCGCCAAGTCGTTTCTACACGCCCGCCTGGCCGAGCCCGACGGGGCGGCCGGCGCTTTGCGGCTATACGGCCGGATCGGCAAGCGGCGGCTCGCCGCCAATTATCACCAGCTAATCGCCGACCAGATCGGCGGTTCGGAAACGCCGACCCGCACGGCCGGCGCCGGTCGTCAATTGATCGAGTGGGTGCATAAGCCGCATAAACCGGACAATCACCTTTTTGACGCGGCCGCCGGCGTTTGCGCGGCCGCAAGTCTATGCGGCTGCCGACTCAAAACCGACCCGGCGATCGCCCGACCTAAGCGGCGCCGGCTCGCCGTTACCTTTTGACCGAGGGGCTTATTGTGACAAAGAAAACGACCAAACCGCCGGCGAGCTCGTCGAGCTCGTCGAGCAGCGGGCCGACCAAGAAGCGGCCGACCAAGAAGGCAACCAGCACGCGCCGCCGCGGGCGACCGCGAGGCGCCAAGACGCACCAGCGAGATACGGTCGACGTAATACCCTCGGCCTGTCCGAAGTGCGGATCGACGAGCCGCGACAAGCTCGCGAAAGTTCAAGAGCGGGCGATCGTCGGGCAAATTCACGGGCAATGTTACGATACGATCGTCTGGCGCCGCACCCGTTGTCGCAAGTGCGGACAATACCGGATCGAGCGGCACTTCGAGCGGCGGGCCGCGAAATAGGATACACGGGTCGACCTCTTGCCCGCGGCCGCCGCCGAGGGCGCCGCGGCGGCCCGGCCGGGCCTGCGCGGCGTTTTCTGGCGGTTTTTATTGCCGATGGCATTTTCGCCGGGCGGTTTCGCCTGGACTTCATGGCGGCTTTTGCGCAATCCTGGAAGTGCGACACGCGGTACGCCGCGCCGGGTCGAGCCGACGGGGGGCGACCGATGGCCGACAACTCTACGGAAATTACCGAGCTCGAAGAAGTGCGCCATATGGCCGCCGATAGCGTATCGGTCGACGGCCTTTCGGCCGCGATCAATCAAGGGCTCGTCTCGAAACGCCTTCGCGATCTGCGCGAGCGCGACGACACCGAAGCCGGCCGCCGGCCGTACGCGGCGAGGATCAAGCTATCGTGATCGCCAAGAAAAAAGCCCGCCCGAAAACCAAGGCGCGGCGGCGATCGACGGCGACCCGCTCGCATTCTTATGACGTAGTCGACGCCGTCAACCGCCGCAAGCAAACGAGCTCGGTACTCAAGAGCGAAGACGACCACCTGGGGGCGAGCTCGCGCAAACAATTAACAGCCGAAACGCGGCACGCTCACCGGAATTTCGCGATCGCCGGGTGGGCGATCCGCAAGCACCTGGATTTCGTGTCGTCGTTTAGTTTCTCTTGCAAGTCGTCCGACCGCGAGTTCAAGCGAGCGGTGGAGCGGTATATTGCAAGCCGCGAGCGAAAGTACCATTTTGACATCGCGGGCCGGCACCCGCGCCGCCGGTTTATCCGTTTACTGGAAGCGCGGCGCACGGTCGACGGCGATATTGCGGCGCTCAAGCTCGCCAGCGGGCACCTGCAGGCGATCGAGGGCGACCGGATCCGCGATCCGGCGAAAATGGACCGCGGCGAGGATTGGAAACACGGCGTTAAGACCAACGCGGCCGGCCGCGCTCTCGCGTACGCGATTCACAAACGGACGACCGGCGGCGGTTTCGAGCACGAGCGCACGGTCGCGGCCTGGAAAGTACTACATCACGCGCATTTCGACCGATTCGACCAGCGGCGAGGGATCACCCCGCTCGCCGCCGGCGTCGCCTCACTTCTCGATACGTACGAGACGATCGACTATACGGTCGCCAAGGCAAAGATTTCGCAATTGTTCGGCCTGGTCGTTACGCGCGATAGCGAAAACCCGATGGCGCCGACCGCCTCGACCGGCGAATCGGAAACATCGACCAAGTACGAGGTCGATTTCGGCAAGGGGCCGGTTTACCTCGATATGGACCACGGCGACGACGCCAAGTTTCTTGAGAACAAGACGCCGCCGGCCGAGCTCGACGCTTTCCTGCACCATTTGATCGCAATTGCGCTCAAGTCGCTCGATATTCCCTACTCGTTTTACGACGAGGCGCACACCAACTTTTTCGGCTCGCGGTCGGCCTTAATTCTGTACCTCAAGAGCGCCCAAGAGAAACGGGCCGACGTGCGCGACCTGTTGACCGATTGGGCCGAATGGCAACTAGCCCGCGGGATCGCCTCGGGCGAGCTCGACCCGCCGCCGGAGGACGGCGAGATTCTATTCGACTGGACCGCGGCGGGTATTCCCTGGTGGAACCCGACGCAAGAGGTCAAGGCAAACGCTGACGCGGTCGCCAATTGCTTTACGAGCCGCCGGCGAGTGGTCAAGGAAACGCTCGGCGAGGATTTCGAGGACATCGTCGAGGAAAACCGCGAGGACAACCAACTACTCGCCGACGCCGGGCTCTTGGAAATGGTACCGGCGGCCGCCAAGGTCGCCAAACCGCCGGCGGCGGCTCAATCCTAGCGAGGGGCAAAATGCGAGCGAAACCGTTCATTCATGATGCCGGGCGCTTTGACATCGCGAGCGAGCCGCGGGCCGACTTGCGGCGAGCGACGATTGTACGCGGCCTGGCGGCCGCCGACGCGGCCGAGCTCGATACCGAGGGCGACGGCGGCAAGTACGGCGGCGGGATCATACCCGGCTTTGCGGTCGTTACCCGCGGCGAGGCTTTGGGGCACGGCGTTTGGCTCGATCAAGAATTCGTCGACTCGATCCGCGGGTACCTCGAAGCCGAGCGCAGCGGCGTCAAGGCGAGGTTTACGCACCCGGATATGTCGGCCGACGGCCTGGGGCGCAAGCTCGGCCGGGCCGACTCGGGCCGGCTCGATCGCGAGGGCGACCTCTTGCGGGCCGACCTGCACCTCTACAAGTCGGCGCACAAAACCCCCGAGGGCGACCTCGCCGAGTATACGCTTTCGCTCGCGGCCGAGGATCCGGGCAGCTTTGGCGCCTCGATCGTCTACCAGATCGACCTCGACGCCGAGCGGGAATTTTTCGAGGCGCACGGCGGCGAGGTCGTCGAGGAAGACGAGGGGTTTTTGGTTTGGATCAACGACAATTTCACCTCGCCCGACGAGCTCAACGTCGACAACTTACCGCACGCTCGGGCCGCCGGCCTGCTCGCGGTCGATATTGTCGACGACCCGGCCGCGAATCCCGACGGCCTGTTTTCCCGTACTCGTAACCCGGCGATCGTCGACGCCGACCGTTTGCTACGCTTCGCAACCGGCCTCGACGCCGAGCAACCGACCATGCAAGCGCTATCGGTTTCACCCGCTCGCGCTCGCGTGTTTTTCGACAAGTGGCTTACGCGCCACAATCTGGCTCTTGTTTCAAGGGAATCTACCATGAGCACCGAACACCCGCCGGCCGATCCGGTCGACGACAAGCCGGCCGATACGCCGGCCGATCCGGTCGACGACAAGCCGACCGACGACGACACGCCCGAGGGCGACGACAAGCCGGCCGAATCCTTGCCGAGTTCGGGCGAGAGCTCGACACCCTCGGAAAGCTCGCCGAGCGACGACTCGCCGGCCGAGCAATTGCGGGCCGAGCTCGGGCGCTTCTGCGAGGCTTTCGGCCGCGACAACGGATCCAAGTGGTTCGAGCAGGGCTTGAGCTTTGCCGCGGCAATGGAGCAGCACGCGCGAGCGCTGGCCGAGGAAAACGGCCGCCTGCGGAAACGGCTCGAAGCCGCCGGGCAAGAAGAGGGCGAGCCGGTATCCGCCGGCGACGCGCCCGAGCCTGGCAAAGAACCGCAAACCTTTGGGGATCTATTCCGTATGCGATCGCGGGCCTCTCGGGCCGCCGCGAGCAACTGACCAAGTTACTTTTCCGCGGCCGCCATTCAGACCTACATGCCATCGGCCGACAACTACCCCGCGGATCGTAGGGAACCGCGAGGCGGGAGTTCTTACCGATGGCAGACACGTTACTCACTCTAACCGACCTGTTGCGGATCAATGACCGCTGCACGGTCGACCTGGGGATCACCGATTTACTCGATGATGCGCCGGTATTGGCGGCGCTGGCCGCCGACATCGCGAGCAACGGCACGCAGCACAGTTATCTAAAGGAAATCGGCGCACCGGTGGTCGGTTTCCGGCAGGTCAACGAGGGCCGCGCGCACGACGCGAGCGAGGATACTCGGGTTACGATCGCGCTCAAAATTTTGGACGCGACTTTCCACGTCGACCAGGCGGCCGCTTTGAGCTACACCCGCGGCGGCCCGATGGCGCTGGTGCAACGCGAGGCAAAGCGGCACCTCAAAGCGGCGTTTTTCCTCGCCGAGCAGCAGATTATCAACGGCACGGGCAACGCGGCCGACGGGTTTACGGGCCTCGCCGATGCTACCTACCTCGACACCATCGACGACATCATGGTAATCGGGGCCGGCGGCGCAACCGACCTCACCTCGGTTTGGCTGATCCGCACCAATAACGAGGGCCGCGATTGCCAGGTCATTACCGGCGAGAGCGGCCAGATCGAAATCGGCGAAACCTTCGAGGATATGGTCGAGGACGGCGACGGGGATTTCTTCCCGGTCTTTGCGACGGCAATTACCGGCTGGCTCGGTTTGCAGATCGGCAGCGCTCGAAGCGTAGGGCGGATCTGCAATATCGACAACACGACCCATACGCTTACCGACGACCTGATCTATCGGGCCTTGGAGAATTTCCCGGCCTCGCGCCAACCGACGTTTATTGCGATGAATCGCCGATCGTTGCGACAGCTTCGCGAGTCGCGGACGGCGACCAACGCGACCGGCGCACCGGCGCCGCGGCCGACCGAGGTTGACGGTTTCCCGATCGTCGTTACCGACGCGATCGCGAACGACGAAACGGCTTGCGCCGATACGAGCTCGTCGTCGAGCTCGGCCGCGCCACCTGATTAGATCGCTTGCCCCCAAGAGCCGACGGCGGTCGCGCGCCGCCTTCGCCGCGGCCGCCGGGCTCTATTGGGGATCGCCGCGAGGGCGCAGTTATGGGCTTTGATAATTTCCTTTCACGGGCCGCCGGAGTGCTGACCAAAACGGCACGCACGGCAACCCGTACGGAAATTACCTATACGGCGCCCGGCGGCTCGCCGGAAACCCTCGACGCCGGCGTCGGCGCTTGCGAGTTCGAGCTCGCGATCGACGACGAGATTGTCGATTCCTGGCGGGGGCTCGATTTCCTGGTCGATCCCGACGACCTGGCGGCCGAGCCGGTCGAGGGCGCCGTGATCGACTACGACGGCGACAAGTATCAAGTAATGAGTCCGGGTACCGAGCCGGTTTGGCGGTTTACCGACCGGTTTCGCACCTGTTACCGAATCCACGCAAAACGCACGGGGTCGACCTGATGAGCACGAGCCGGGCCGACGCTATCGCCGAGGCGGTCAAGGATGAGCTCAACGCGCCAGATTTCTTTTGGGACGCGGGCTTGCTGGACTGGTCGATTTCCTTTACGGCGACCCGGCGGCCGATGGTTCGCCGCGACCTCGGCGACACCGATAGCGGCGACCTGGTCGTTTCCGTAATTGCTCGGAGCGAAGCCCGCGAGCGGGATTTCCGCCGAGGGCACAAGCACGAGCACACAATCGGCATTGTCGTGCAAAAGGGCGGGCTCAATTTCGACTCGAATACCGAAATCGACCCGTACAAGCTACTCGCCGAAGAAATCGGCGACTATTTCGAAAACCACAGCGGCGAGGCTTTCGCCGGCGCCTACCTGGTTTCCCAAGAACTTACGCCGCTATTCGATCCCGAGCGAGCGGTCGAGCGGCGCCAATTCGAGGCGGTTATCAATCTCAATTTCCGCCAAGAGCGATCGGAGGATGAATAAATGGCAACCAAGCAAACCGGCACGACCGGCAACTTAGAAAAGCTCTATTACGACACGGCGGGATCGGAAGCGAACCCGACCTGGTCGGAGGTCAAGCGGGTCAAGGACCTCAATACACCCTTGACCAAGAGCGAGGCGGATATGAGTCGGCGCGAGAGCTCGTGGAAGCTCTATAAGGGCGCGCTAAAGGACGGCTCGATCGAGTTTACGTACGTCTACAAGTGCGGTACCGACGCAGTTTACGACGCTTTGCTCGACTCGTATGTCAACGGTACCGCACTTCAGCTTGCGGCAATGGATCAAGCGATCACGGAAACCGGCGCACGCGGTTTCGATGGCTGGTTCGAGGTTTTCGACCTGTCGCACGATCAACCGCTTGAAGACGGGGCCATGATCAACGTCGTTGCCAAGCCGGCCGACAACGTCGCGGCGAGCAGCGGCAGCGATAGCATCCTCGTCGAGCCCGAGCTCTTGACGGTTTCCTGACAACCGGCGGCCTGGCGGCGGCTCGTGCGCCGCGGGCCTTTTTGTTTTTCATGGGGGTAACTCGAAAGGATCCAAACCTATGGGCAAGAAAGAATCGCGGCCCGCCGACGACACGCCGGCCGACGACCAGGTCGAAAGCTCGCTCGGGCAAGCTACCGAGCCGGCCGACGACCAGGTCGACGACCAGGCGACCGCAACGACGACACCCGAGGCGGCCGGCCCGCCGGCCGAGGGCTCGACCGATCCCGCGCCGCCGGAAACCGCGGCGGCGGATCCGCAACCGGCTCGACCGCGGCGGCGCCGCCCGAAAACCGAAAGCGAGCGGATCGCCTTTGTCGTCGACCTGGCAAACCAATACCTCAAAACGCAGAAATTCGTGCCCGTCAATATCCTCGACTGGATTTGGCTCGTGGAATACCTGCGAGGGCACGCGCGAAGCGCTCAAGATAAATTCTTCGCGCAGTACATCGGCGGCAATATGAGCAAGCAGCGGGCTTTCGCCGCCAAGGCGCCCAGGACGCGCCTGTATATCCGCTCTAAGTCGTTCCACGCGGCGGCCTCGGCCGCGGCGAGGCTGTACCAAGCCGAGCAACCGAAATAGGGGCGACGAGCGATGCGGAAATTCAAAGACAAGGCGGGCCGCGAATGGCGGCTCGCTCTCAATGTCGCGACCGTGCGCAGTTTGCGCCACGAGCTCGGCGTCGACCTCTTGAGCGACGATCAAGGGGCAATCCGCGACCTGGCGGGCGATCCGATCGCCCTATGCGAGGCATTGTGGGCGCTGATCGCCGGCCAAGCCGAGGAAGCGGGCGTTTCTCAACTCGATTTCTGGGAAGCGATGAGCGACGACAGTATCGACCAGGCGACGACGGCCTTTCTTGAGGCGCTCGTCGATTTTTTCCCGACGACCCGCCAAGCAGCACCGAGGCGGGTACTTCAAGCGATCAAGAAAGCGAATGCGACGATTGCGAGCCATTTATCGGAGATTTGCGAGAGTGGGAAGCTCGACACGGCGATCGACGCCGAGGTCGAGCAGACGATAGCGGGAGTCGACCAGGCGATCGAGGAAGCGATCAAGGGGCCGACGACGACGAGCGAGGCGACGGCCGCGGCCGCGACGCCTGGCGATTGATCGACGAGCTCGCCGGTATCCTCGGGCTGGATCCCGACCCGTATTGCCTGCGGCGACTATACCGTATGGCCCGCGGGCGGATCGAGCAAGATTGGGAGTACGCGGCGCAGATCTGCGCGACGATCGCCAATTCAGTACGCGACCCGAAAACGAGGCGGCAACCCTGGCAGATGGCGCACTTTCACCCAATGCGACCAGATCCCGAGCCAATACCGCTCGGCGTACCGATCAACCGGGATACCATGCCGGCGATCGCGTTCGCGTTTACTGGCAAGCGGTTCGAGGATATGCCCGACCCGGTCGACCTGGAACGAATCGAGTTCAAGCAATGAGCAGCGACGGCATAACGCTTTCGATGCAATGTACCGACCTGTTTTTCGACTCGGCGCACGTACGCCGGCAGGTCGAAAAGGGTAAGCGTATCGGGCTCAAGCGAGCCGGTCAATTTCTGCGCGTCCGGGCTCGCTCGAAATTACGCCGCCGCAAGAAGGTATCCTCGACCGGCTCGCCGCCGCACGTCCACAGCAAGGACCGGATCGCGACGCTCAAGAATATCCGGTACGTCTACGACGCCGGCCTCGGCGGCGTTTTCGTCGGGCCGGTCAAGCTCAATCAGAAAAACGAGGATTGGATCGCCGGCGGCGGCTCGATCCCAATCCCCAAGCTCATGGAAAAGGGCGGCGTAGTAACGATCGTCGAGAAATCGACCGACAAGGGCGCGACCTGGCGGCGGGCGAATCGCCGGCGTACGCCGCGGCCTTGGGAAAGATACCGACGCCGCCGAGCCATCTACAAGCCGCGCGAGTTCATGGGGCCGGCTTTAGAGGACGAAGTCGCGGCCGGCGGCCCGGTCGCGGCGCTCAAGGACTCTGTTATCGGACCTTAGAAACTAGTACCGACCTTTTAACCTGGTCGAACCAATGTAGGGGGTAGCAAAATGGACCGATTACGACCGAGCAAGTTTGCGTTTTGGTTTTTCCTGTTGGCAATGGTACTGGCGGCCGCTTGCGCGTTTGCGGCCGAGCCCGCGGCGAGCGATACGCCCGAGGCGGCGGTCGTCGGGTGGAGCGAAGAAAGCGAGGCGCCGGCCGCGGTCGACCGCACCGACGCGGCCGAGCCGGTCGCGATTCCGGCCGACCGGACGCTCGCCGCGTTTGCGCAGCGATGGGCGGACCGCGACCGTCTTACGCGCCGCGAGCGCCGCGAGCTCGGCTTAACGTCCGGGCCTGTACTCGCCTCGCTCGCAAAGATCGCGGCCGACCCGGCGGCCGACGAGCTCGGCGGCGAGCTCAAGTACGTTGTTGCGGCCGACCTGCGCTCGCAATTTCCCGAGGCTTGGAAAGACGCGCGACTGGATCCCGACAAGATCGCGCGCATTTTGGCGTTTCTCGAAGCCTTGATCGAGTTCTTGCTCAATTGGTTTGGATAGAGGGGGCGATATGTCCGCACTACTACTCGAATTGATCGCCGCGGCCGTACTGGCGGCCGGGCCGATCACCATTAACACGCCGGCCGACCCGCTCGACACGGGGCAGGCGGCAATTTTCCACGTCGAAGGGCTCGACGGGGTCGACCTGGCAAAAGCGACCGCGGCCTGCGAGCCGAGCGAGGGCGTATTCTTTGCCGCGGCGCAGCTTTGGGGCGGGTCGCCCGTACTTTGGTTTCAGGCGAGCAAGCCGGGCGAGTACCGGATAACCGTATCGCTCAACGGCTGGCGGCGGCCGCTCGACCAGGCGATCGCCGAGGGCACCGCGGCCCGAGTCGATCCGGGCGACCTGGCGACCCTGCGCGGCGTCGCCGACAAGTACGAGCTTACGCTCGGCTCGGCGGTCGTTGTGGTCGACGGCGAGGCGGACGACGACGAGGGAGACGACGACCCCGACCCTTTTTCGGCGGCGCGGGCGATTCTGCTTTACGAGAGCAAGAAGAGCCCGCCGACCACCGGCGACCTATTGGCCCAATTGAGAGCAACCCACAAGCTGACGAGCCGCGAGTTCTTGGCGATCGACCAGGACGCGACGACGCCGGAGGATACTGCACACCCGACGGTCGTTGCTTTGCGCCGAGCAATCGGCCTGGAACCTGGCGAGGGTCTGCCGTTCGCGCTGGTTTTCGTGGATTCGGACGATAGGTACGTCGCGCACATCGACTGCCCCACGACGGCCGCCGCGGTCGTCGCCGAGCTCAAGAAGCAAGGGATCGAGCCCGATGATTGACGATTTCAATATCCCGATCGGCTGTGCGGCCGGATGCTTGCCGCGCGACGACTTGCTCGGCGCCGACTTTCCGGTTTTCGAGGACGTTATCCAGCCGATCCCCGAGGACGAATGGCCCGACCGGATCGCCGCGCAAACCGATACCCTCGACGACCTGGTCGCCAAGATCAAAGACCAGGGGCAAGAGGGCTCTTGCGCTAGCAACGCCGTAACCGGGGCCGCCGAAACCGTCGGGAACCTGTTGTGGGGTATGGATCAATGGATCGAGCTTTCGGCTATGAGCGTTTATCGGCAACCGGGCGTGGGCCGGTCGCCGAGCTCGGGCTCGACGATCGGCAGCAACTTGCGAGCAATGCGCGACGTAGGCGCCTTGCCGGTCGACAACGCCGCCAACCGCGAGCGGTTCGTCCATACGCACCCGGCCCGCGGTTTCCATATTTCCTTGCCGCGAGGATACGAGGAAACCGCCGCGCTGTTCAGGATCCATGAGACGTACGACATACGCACCTGGTCGGGCCTTGTTACCGCGGTACTGCGCAAGTTTCCGGTGGTCTACGGCCGGGCCGGGCACGCGATCTACGGCGTTAAGATCGTATGGCAAAACGGCCGGGCCTATTTGGTCTACGCGAATAGCTGGCGGGCATCCTGGGGCGCCAACGGCCGCGGCACCGATAGCGAGCGGGCCGTCGCCGGCTCGATTCGATCGTACGGCGCGTTTGCGATCCGCTCGCGGATTGTACCCGACTGGATCCTCGCCGCCGGCGACAACTAACGAGGGAAGAATGCAGAGCAAACCAAAGCCGGCGCCGCCGGCAAGCAACGGCAACGGGATCATACGCTACGAAAAGCTCGCGGCGATCGGCTCGGGCCTGGCGGATCGGGTCGGGATTCCCGGCCTGCTACTGGCGGTCATTATCTACTTGATCGGTTGGAAGCTCGGGCCGCCGGCACTCAACGCGCAGCTTGAGTTTATCCAAGAGATGCGCACGTTTACCACCGGCGTCGAGAAAGACCACGCCACGATGGAGGGCAAGCTCGACGACGTATACGACGAGGTACGGCGAGAATGAGCAAGCGCAAGATCGAAGCGGGCGGCGCCTCAATCCTGCTCGGCGTCAAGGATCGGCTCGACAAAGGACTCCGGGCCGGGCAGGCAAAGCTACGCGCTTTTGCGGGCGGCGTCGCGGGTATCGGCGCCAAGCTCGGCGCGGCCGGCGGCGCGATCACCGCGCCGTTCGCCGCGGGCGTTTCGCTATTCACGGAAATGGGCGATACCCTCGACAAGATGGCGGGCCGTACGGCCTTTGCGGTCGAAACGCTCAGCGAGCTCGGTTTCGCCGCCGAGCAATCCGGCGGCGACCTGGCGACCCTGGAAAAGGGTATCTTTGGACTGTCGCGGGCCGTATTCGACGCGAGCCGCGGCTCGAAAATGGCCGCCGACGCGCTTAAGGAAATCGGCATTTCCGCCGACGACTTGATCGGGCTTTCGGCCGAGCAGCAATTCTATAAAGTCGCCGACGGCCTGGCGGCGATCAAGGATGAGAGCATACGCGGCGCCGTCGCTCAAAAACTGTTTGGCCGCTCGGGCCGGCAGCTTTTGCCGATGCTCGCCGGCGGGGCCGAGGGGATCAATAAGCTCCGAGCCGAGGCGCGGGCGCTGGGCCTGACGGTATCGACCGAAACGGCCGGGCAAGCCGCCAAGCTCACCGACGCTTTCAACGTGCTACGCCGCACGTCCAAGCAAATCGCGTTTACCCTCGGCTCGGCGGTCGCCGACGATCTTCTCGTTGTGACGAAGCGGGCCGCCGGTTTTGTGGTCGCCGCGATCGACTGGTCGAAGCGGAATAAGGAATTGCTGGCGACGATCGCCAAGATTGGGGTCGCGATCACGGGCGTCGGTATGGTACTCGGCGGGATCGCCGCGGCGGCTTTCGGCGGGTCGTTCGTACTCGGCGGCCTGTCGTCGGCGCTCGGCCTGGTCGGCTCGGTCTTGGGCGCGATCCTGTCGCCGGCCGGCCTGGTCGTCGGAGCGATCGCCGGGGCGACGGTCGCGTTTTTCAAGTTCACCAGCGCGGGCGCCGATTTGGCCGCGTTTCTGCGCGACAAGTTCGGCGGCCTGCTGTCGTTTTCCAAGAAGGTATTCGGCGGGATCGCCGCGGCGCTTATGTCGGGCGATTTCCGGGCCGCCGGGGCGATCGCCTGGAACGGCCTGCTAGTGGCCGCTCGCGGCGCCTGGCGGGGGATCGTCGAGCTCGTCGAGCTATTACGCCCGCACGTCGCCCGCGTTACCTCGGCTGTAGGGGCGAAGCTCGCGGGCTGGTTTGGTTGGCTGGTCGACATCCACGCGACCGCCTGGTCGGCGATCCGGGCCGACGCCGCCGATATGCTCGGCGCGATCCGGTCGGCCGCCGGCTCGGCCTGGCAATGGATCGGCCGGCGGGCGGGCGACCTGGCGGCCGCGGCCGGGTCGACCTGGTCGGCGATCAAGACCGGCGCCGGCTCGGCTTTCGGCTGGATCAAGGCAAACGCCGGCGAGCTCGTCGGGCTCTTGCTGTCGTCGTTTGGTGGTATCGGGATCGCGGCCCGCGCACTTTGGGGCGGGATCACCGCCGCGGCCTCGGCGTCGATCGGCGCCGTACGATCCGGCGCGGGGGGCCTGGTCGCCGGCCTGGTCGGGAGTTTCGGCGGCCTGGTTTCCGGCGCCTCGGCTGCCTGGGGCGGAATCGCCGCGGCGGCCGGCTCGACCTGGTCGGCGATCCTCTCGGGCGGCCTCGGCGCAGTACGTACGATCCTCTCGGCTTTCGGCGGAATCGGGATCGCGGCCCGCGCTGCCTGGGGCGGAATCGCCGCGGCGGCGGCGAGCGTTTGGCCGGCGATCGCCGGGGCGGCCGGGTCGGCCTGGTCGTCGATTGCGAGCGCGGCGGCAAGCGCGGCCGGTTCTATCCGGTCGGGCCTGGCGGGCCTGGTCGCCGGCCTGGCGGGTACCTGGTCGGGAATGCTCACGGCGGCCCGGGGCGTTTGGTCGGGCATTCTCGGCGCGGCCGGCCTGGCTTGGGATTTCGTCAATTCCAGCGCCGGCCAAGCGGCTCGTACCGTATTGTCGGCTTTCGGCGGGATCGGGATCGCGGCCCGCGCACTTTGGGGCGGGATCACCGCGGCCGCCGGCCGGGCCTGGTCGGCGATCGCCGGCGGCGCCGGGCGAGTCGTCGAGGGCGTCGGGGCGGCCTGGTCGAGCTTCACGGGCTGGTTTTCTAAGATGCTCGGATCAATCGCCGAGGTCGGGCGTAATGTATGGTCGAACCTCGGCCGCGTACACGCAATCGCGTTTTCGAATATCGGGCAAAATACCCGGCGGATTGCCCGGGGGATCGGGCAGAGTTTCGCCGACGCGAGCCGGTTTGCGGTCGAGTCGTTCGGCGGGATCGCAAACGCGCTCATGAGTGGCAATCTTGGGATGGCGGCCGAAATCGCCTGGCTTTCTATTCGGGTCGCGTTTCAAAAGGGCGTCGCCAAGGTCGACTCAATTCAATGGGAACTTGCGGCGAGCCTGCACCGCGCCTTTTCCGGCGTCGCCGCCAAGATTCGCGAAATTTGGGGCGGCCTGGTCGCCTATATCGCCAAGATGCTATTGCGGCTGCGCGGCCTGGTCGACAAGTCGCTCGACGTGGAAGGCGCTATCGAGCAGATCGACCAGCAGGTCGCCCGCTCCAAGGCGAAAGCCGCCGCCAACGCCGAACAAACCGAGCGCAAGCGGCAATTGATCCTGGCGAGCAAACGAGCCAAGCAAGAGGCGAAAGTCGCCGAGCTCGAAGAACGCCGCCAAGAGCTCTTGACGCAAGCCGAGGGCGAGCGCCAGCAGGGCACGATATTCGACCGGGCCGCGGATCGGCTCGACGATCTGCTCGACGATTTCAAAATGCCCGAGTTCGATTTCAAGCTACCCGATTTCAAGCTACCCGACGACCTCAAGTTCGACCCGCCCGACCCGCGCGACGGCGAGGCGAAAGCGGCAAGCTCGGCGGTCGGCACATTCTCGGCGGCCGCGGCCGCGAGGATCACCGCCCGCGGCAACATCGAGGCGGCGCAGCTTGCACAGCTTGAAATACTCAACCGCCGTATGGATCAACTGCTCGGCGTTACCCGCCGCAAGAAAGCAGTTTGGGGGTAGTTATGGTCAAAATGTACGAGCTTCACGGGTCGCGGAAATCGACCCGGCGCATTTCCGAAGAAGGCGCCAATAATACCGATTTAATGTACGTAATCCGCGACACGAACAACGACCAGACGGTCGAGACAACGCTCGCGGCAAGCCTGCCGGCGACGTACGACGGGCTCGAATTGTTCGATTTCGAGTACGAGCAAGTCGGTTTCGAGCTCTGGTATTGCATCGCGCACTACGTCGACCCGACTTGCTCGTGGGATGATACGGTTATCAATTTCGACACGACCGGCGGCACGACGCACGTTACGCAGAGTTTAGCGACGGCCTCTTTTCCGGTCGAGGGCGCGGCCGAGGATTTCAAAGGCGCGATCGGCGTCGCCGGCGACGCGGTCGAGGGCGTCGATATTACGATACCGGCGTTTAAGTACAGCGAAACGCATTGCATTGACGACGCCAACGTGGACACGGCGTATATCAATACGCTTTACACACTCACCGGCCGGGTCAACGATGCGATTTTTAAGGGCTTCGCCGCCGGCGAGGTACTTTTCCTCGGCGCTCAAGGATCGAAACGCGGCTTTGGCGATTGGGAGATTACCTATAACTTCATCATGGAACCTAACGTCAATGTCACCGTCGACGGCATAGTGTGCGCCAAGAAAGGGCACGAGTACCTTTGGGTTTTATACCGCGACAAAGAAGACGCCGCCGCCAAAGCGCTCGTAAAGCGACCCAAGGCGGTTTATATCGAGCAAGTCTACGTCGAGGACGACTTGAGCGCGCTGGGGATTTGATATGGTCTACCATCGGCAGCGAGTACGCCGCGGCGAGGCGATCGAGCTCAACGCGGGGATTCAAAACGATTTCGTCGCCGCGGCCGACGCGCACCGCGAGCAGGAGTACCCGCTCGGCCGGCAAACGATTCGCGAGGAATCCGACCGCGACCGTATCAAGATCAAGAACGGGACCGCGGCCGCGCTCGTCACGGGCCGCGTACTGGCGATCGACGGGCCGCTTTTCTCGCCCGACGCGAACCTCGACGAGTTCCGATTCAGAGCGAGCGTATCCGGCTGTACGCCGGGCGACGACAATTGCGGGCGGTTCGCGGTACTGGCCGAGCCGATCGACTCGGGGGCGATCGGTTGGGGGATCGTCAGCGGTTGGGCGCCGGCTCGCGTGAACGTGGAGCACGAGGCGCATACGCACGCGGACGTATCCGCCGGCTCGTGTACACTCAAGAGCGGCCGCAACGGGTCGGCCCGGATCCTATGGAAACAAGCCGGCACGGGCGAGCGGTGGGCGCTGGTCGCCGTTTCGAATAACGCGAGCCGCACGGTCACGGCAACGGCGCTCGAATGCCTACGGCCGGGCGAGTCGGCCGCGTTTCGGATCGGGCCGGACGATTGCCCGCAAAGCTCGGCCTCGGGCGGCTCTTGCGGCGAGTGGCCGGCGGAGCTCGAAACGGTCACGGTATACGATCCGCTCTACCGCAACCTGTACGTACGCGGCGAGCAAGCGCCGGTCGAATGGAATGAATGCTGTCAGCGGTTCGAGCTCGCCGGCTCGTACGGGCTTACCCGCCGCGGCCGTGCGCCGGCTGGTATCCCGATCGGCGGCTCGGGCCGGGTCGAAATCTTGTGCGACGCCGAGCTCGGCGGGTCGAGCTCGGGCTCGTTTTCTCACTCGTGTTGCGAAACGCTCGACAGCGCTTGCGAGGTTGCGGCCTGCCACGATTTTGTGTGCGAGCGGGCCGTCGGGGCCGGCGACGAGGTTGTCGTCGTATACATGGGATGCGAGCGCGGTTGGGTCGTCGTCGCGATCGGCGAGGACTGTTGCGCCGTTTCGTCGAGCTCGTCGGGCTCGTCGTCGAGCAAAAGCGGGAGCTCGTCGAGCTCTTGCGAGACCTGCGAGTGTGTGCGCGTTTCCGGATCGGATATACCCGGCGTCAACGGCCTTTACGTTTGGAGCGAAACGGACAACCGATGGAATCGCGAGGGCGACGCGCACTTACCGTCGGTCATTCGCCCGCCCGGTTGGGCCGGATTTGAGACCTATATTATCCGGCACGCCCACACAAACTATTACCAAGCCGATTGCCTCACGGGCAACTGGTCGATAATACCCGGCTCGGGCGCTACGACCGATATTACGGTCGAGTGTGTACCCTGTGAATCGTCGAGCTCGTCGGAAAGCGAGAGCGAGTCGGAAAGCGAGAGCAAGAGCTCAAGCGAGAGCAAGAGCTCAAGCGAGAGCTCGTCGGAAAGCGAGAGCGAGTCGTTTTCTGGCTCGTCGAGCGGCTCGGCAGAATGCGATTGGACCGGCGAGCTCACGCTCGGCCGCGGCGACCTGTTGCGAGACGGCGACTACGTCACCGAGGGCCGGGTCACCTTAACGATACGCGGCGGCAAAATCTGCGAGGTCACCGACGCCGGCCGGGCCGCGGTGTACGCCTGTTGCGAGGGCTCGTCGAGCTCTTGCGGTACCGAGCAACTTACGCAGCAAGAGCTACGGGCCGCCGGGCCGGAGCGATGGGAACTTTACGAGCGCGAGGCAACTGTCGATTACGACGACTGTCAAATTTCGTACGATCCCTGGGAACTCGTACAGACTCTTTGCGCGGTAGCTTGCGGGTCGAGCTCGTCGTCGAGCGTTTCGTCGAGCTCGTCGGGCTCGTCGTCGAGCAGCGGGCCGAGTTCGTCGTCGAGCAGCGGGCCGAGCGTTTCGAGCTCGTCGAGCGGATCGAGCTCGTCGAGCGTTTCGTCGAGCTCGTCGGGCTCGTCGTCGAGCAGCGAATGCGACGATCAATCGCCGGCATGTAGTGTCTGCCAAACCGGCACGACGCCCGACCGGATCAAGGTCGTCGTCGCGGGCGTCGCCAATACCGGCAACTGCGACGAGTGTGTATCGAATATCAACGGCACGCATTACCTGGAAACCGCGGTCATTCTCGGCGATCCGGCGCCTTGCATGTGGGAAAAGCCGGTCGACGGCTGTTGCGGCGAGGCAACCGACGAAATTTGCTTTATTAACTACAAGATCGAATTGAGTGCGGGAAGTATCGTCGGCCGCGTACGATTTCAGGACTCGAACAAGTCAAACGTAGCGGAATACAAAGGCACCTATTCGAGCAACCCGGCCGACTGCGCCGAGGCGCCGTCAATGGCGTTTCAATACGACAACTCGGATTGCGATTTCGGCACGGGCTCGGCAACCGTCACGATCACACCGATATGGAACCGAAACTATTCGTGTCAATTGACGCCGAGCGCCAGCGACACGGGCGGCCGCGGGCTTCTGATTCTCGAAGGGGCCTTGCCGGCGAATATCTGGACGGAGGCGCAGGACGGCGGCGGCGATCTGTTATTCTTCGGCGACGCCGCCGGCGAAAACCGGCTTGCTTGCGACGTAGAAAAGTTCGATACGGCGGCACAAGAGGCAATCATACACGTCGAAGAATCGGCAACCGTTTATTGCCGATATGGGACCTGCCCGGGGTTCACGGCGAGCCAACCCGGCGCCGACGAGTCGTACGGCGCGCACGCCGTATACGGCAACGCGGCCGAGGCTTTTCTCGGTTTGGGCGAGGATCCGTCGGGCGGCGCGCCGCAAATGGTCGACCGCACCGGCAACGGCAACAACGGCACCTCGGAAGGATCCATGACCAGCGGCGACGTTATCGCCGCAAAGGTCGGCGACGGCCTGGACTTCGACGGCGTCGACGACGCGATCAACTGCGGGCAGGTCGCGGACTTCACGGGCAGCTATTCAATATCGCTTTGGGTCAAGCCGACGGCGGCCTCAACAAACGAAATGGTCGCAACGAAATACGCCGATGGCGGCGCCGGGTCACAATGGCGCCTGTGCGTCGACGCGAACGAACGAATACAAGGCATTCATATAGATTCGGTTGCGCCGCTGCTCTACAACAAGGTCGAATCCGCGACCGGCCAAAATGGGGCCTGGCACCACGTCGTACTCAAGTTCACAAACGGCGTCGGAAGCGAACTATACATTGACGGCTCGTCGGTCGACACGGACACGTCGCGGACCGGCGGCGCGCCGTCGTCGTCTGTAGACTGTCAGATCGCCGCACAAGACGACGCAACACACCGGCGTTTCGGCGGCGTCGCCGTCGATTCTGTCGCCATATTCACGGCGGCGCTGACCACCGCGCAAGCAAGCGCAATTTGGAGTATGGAATCCAACAACCCGGCGTTTTGGACGGTCGGTACACCCGTCGCACTATAGGGGCAAACATGACAAGAGCGGCCGACCGGTGGGTCGCGGCACGCCGGCGAAAGTGGCCTTGCGAGTTCCGCGGTAAACAAGTCGGCGAGCTCGCCGTCGCGCAATGCCGATCGCCGCCGCCGCCGGTATTCGCCTGCAAGTGCGCGGCGGTCAAATCCGGCAAGTGCGTTTTGATACGCGATCAAAAGCGGCGACGAGCTCTAGCGATCGACCGGTCGGGCGTCGCGGTTTGCCGCCGTTGTCTTTTTCGAAGGGGGGTAAAGATGGATACGAGCGACCTGTCGAAGGTATTCGAAAAGGTCTATTGTGTGAACCTCGCGTACCGCGAGGATCGCTGGGGCAATTTTCTCAAGCAAATACCGACCGACTGGCCGTTCGCGCCGATCGAGCGGTACGACGCGATCGACGGCAAAAAGGTCAAGCCGCCCGACTGGTTTACGGCCGGCGGCGGCGCCTGGGGGTGCTACTTGTCGCACTTGCGGATCCTCGAAACCGCGCTAAATACGGGCGTCGAGTCGATTCTATTCCTCGAGGATGATGCGCTGTTCTGCGAGGACTTCACCAAGCGAGTTACTGAATTCTTGGCCGAGGTACCCGACAACTGGCATATGTTGTATCTCGGCGGTCAACATTTGCACGTCGCGCACAAGCCGCCGGTGAAGATCACCAACAATCTGTATCAGCCTTGGAACGTAAACCGCACGCACGCTTTCGCGATTCAGGGCGAGGGCCGGCAGATCGTCTACAAACACCTCATGCGCCGCAACTGGTCTCGCGGCCACCATATCGACCATCACCTCGGCCGGCTGCACCAGCAGCGGGCGCACCGGATCTACTGCCCGGCCGACTGGCTCGTCGGGCAAAACGAGGGGTACAGCAACATCGCCGGCCGGCAGAAAAAAACAAACTATTGGCCGAGCGCCGCGACCGCGGCCGGCGGCGACGGCGCCGCGGCTCAAGTTCCGTTTGTCGCGGTTATCGGACTGCACTCGTCGGGATCCTCGGCGACGGCCGGCGTCTTGTACTGGCTCGGCGTACACATGGGCAACAAGTTCACGGGGTATTACGGCAACAATCCCGACCGCAATTGCGGTTTCGAGGCGGTCGAGCTTCGCA